TTGTGCGATGGTCAGTTGGGCCCGCGCCTCTTCGATCTTCTGCTCAATGGTCTGCGTGCGCCCCACGTCGAGCACGCGGTCCCACATGTCCTTGAAGAACTTGCCGACCGAGACCGTAGCGCGCTCGATGGTGCCGAAGTTCGTTTCCAGGTTCTTCAGCCGGTCGTTCAGCAGGCCGACCGTCAGCGCATAGGCCTCGTTCGCCTTGCCTTGATCCTGCAGGCGCTGGATCTGCTGCAACTGCGCGGCGGTCAGGAAATTCAGCGACTGGTTCAACTTCGACGCGCCAGCGTACACGTCACGGTTCAACTCGGCGAACTGAGCCGCTACGTCCTTCGCGGTCTTGCCGGTGGCTTCGCCGTAGCGGGTGGCCGCCTCTGCCGAGAGCGCAAAGGCCTTCGGGCCGATCTCTCCGGTGCTCACCAATGCCTGCGCGAACTCGCGCGCCGCGCTCACGCTGGCATGGCTGCTCGCGGCGATGCCCTTGGCCAGCGCGTTGAACTGCCCTTCTGTCACGCCGGCATAGCCGCCGGTCAGCACCAGGCTGTCGGCAAAGGCCTTGCTCTGCTTGCTGCCCTCAAAGTAGGCGTAGGCGAACGCGCCGATGGCCGCTGCACCAGTGGCCATTGCCGCGCGGAACGGCGTGATCAACGAGATGGCCGTGCGGAACACGCCCCCGATCCCGCCCTCGATCTGCGCGACCTGCGGGCCCTGTTGCAGCAGGATGGTCAGCGGCGAGATGCCCGACCCGGCCGACGAGATGATGTCGGACAGGGTGTACTTCAGGGTCAGCAACTGGTTGCGCGTGCCGAAGGCCTGCTTGCCGAGTTGGCCGGTGGCGGCGTCGATGTCCTTCAGCTTCGCCAGCAGCGGCGCGCCGCGCTCGGTCAAGCCGCGCTCGGCCAGTTCCATCGCGACGATCTCGGAGCGGGCCTTGCCGCTCACGGCCACCTGGCGCTCGATGCTGGCGATGTAGGCGTCGTTCGACTTCGCCTGCGCACTCGCGGCCACGGCCTTCTGGTTCGCCACGGCCAGCGCATCGAAGCGCGAGATCGCCCCCGCGGCCGTGTTCGTCAGGCCACGCAGCGCAGCCTCTTGCTTGAAGATTTCGGTCGCGGTCTTCTCGAACTGGTCGGCCTTCTTCTGCTCGGCGCCGATCTGCGCGTAGATGGTCGACAGGAACTCGCGGTCACCAGCGAACTTGGCGAGTTGCGCAGCCTGCTGCGAACTGACCCCGGCGCGTTCGGCATCGAGTTGGCGCTGCGCATCCTTGGTGCGGAACAGCGCGGCAGCCTCTTCGTTGACCTTGCCGATGTAGGCCACCTTGGTCTCGTAGGCGGCTTGCTGCGCGGCGCGTGCGCGGTCGCTGGCGGCGGCGATCTGGCTGGAGACTTCGGCAAGGTGCGCTTCGGCTTGTGCGGCCTTCTCAGCGGCGGCGGCCTGAGCGATCAGGAACGCAGCGTAGACCTGCGCCTGCGCGCTGGCCTGCGCGGAACTGGCAGAGTCGATGGCACCGATGGCACCCTTCGCTGACGTACTGCGCTCGGCCTGCGCAGTACGGCGCGCTTCGGCATCGGCGCGGGCCGTGACAGCGATACGTTCCAGTTCGGCCGCTTGCACGGCGCGGATATCGGCGAGCCGCTTCTTCAGGCCATCATCGCTCAGCGAACCGGCGGCGTTGTCGGAGATGGCCGACTTGGTGAGCGTGGCCGCCTGATCCTTGACCTGCCGAACTTTCTCGGCCAGCACCAGGATGCGGTCTTCCGCACCCTTCAGCGCAGTCTCGGAACTGGCGCCGATGGCCTTGAATGCTGCCGATCCGTTCTGGCCGACCCGGGCGAAGGCGGCCACCCCCGCCTCGATCCCGGCGAAGAGTTTCAGTGCCGAGTCGCTGGCGCCCGCAGCCGCTGCCGAAATGATCTTCGACTCGACCCCGACCTGACCGTAGCTCTGCACCAGTTTGCGAACGGCGGCATCGGCCTTTTCGGTCGCGCGAGCCATGTCGCCAGCGCTGCGCGTGGCGATCTGCACGGCCTTGCCGGCGTCGCCCTCGAAACGTGCCAGCCCGAGCGTGAGGTCGACGGTAAGACTACTGAGGCTTATGTCGTTCCCCTATCGCGCTTGCTGCGCAAGATGTGAGGCCCGTGCCGCCATGTAGGCGGCTTGGGCCTTCTCTGTGGAATCGAACATGCCAAGGTGGCGCTTCTTGAACATCGCGCGCCACCGCCCATTGCACGCGGCCACGCCAGTAATTCCAGACGAAGAATCACTTCGCACACGACGCCCGCCGTTTGCGTTCAGCATGTGATTGCCGGTCAAGGCAATGCCATCAAGAACAGCCGCGCTTGGCTCCCACGCAGGATGCAACTGCGCTTTTGCGTTGAGATACGCCACATGCGCTTCTTCGGCCGTATCAAAAGTCCCAAGCCAGTAGTGCTGGCCGTCTCGCTTGATGATTGCGTTGAAGCGTCCCGGCCTGCGAGCATCAAAGTGCACGCCCTTGAGTCCGGTCGTGCTGTCCTTCCGAACCTTCTCGACGTTCTGCCGATTGAGCGCGTCGCACGTCTCGCGCAGGTTGTCCCAATGGTTGTCGGAACGGTCGCGATTGCGGTGGTCGATCTGAAACGGCCAGTCGCCCGTTTGCATGAGCCAGATCACGCGGTGAAGGCGGTACGGCTTCTTGTCGATGCGGATGTTTCGATAGCCGCTGATCTCGCAGACATTGCCGACGAGCGCGCCGGCAACGGCCCGACCACCGACACGAACCCGCCATCGCACTTCACCCGTCTTCGGGTCATACGCGAGAAGTTCGCGTGCGCGCTCAGCCGTCAACGTCATGTCATCGGTTCCTTCGGTGTGTGCAACTTGATCAGGTTCAGCCGGCTCACCAGCCCTTCAACATCGTCGATGCCGAAAAAGTTGACCTGAAGCCCCAGCCCCGACCAGTCGATGCCGCCCATCCCGTTCGACAGGAGGTTGAAGATGCGGATCGCCTGGTCGTCTTGCGCCGTGAACTCGCACGGCGCCGCGCCATCGAAACGTGCGCCCGCCGGTATGTCTAGGCGGGCACGGAGTTTTTTGCGGCGGCTTCCTCGGCTTGCAGGTGGTCGACGACCGACTTGAGGATCGCGTCGGCCACTTGCCGCACCCAGGCGATGTCGTCGCCGCAGAGTTCGGCCCACAGGTCGGCATCGAAGGGCACCGGGTCGGATGCACCGACGCCGACCCCGAGGATGTCGACTTCGGTGAAGCCGTCCCAGCCGGTCACGCACTTGCGCACATGATCGACGCCGATCGCCCAGGTGCGCGTCTCGCCCTCACCGGACAACAGGCTTGCCATCTCGCTCTCGGCGGGGCGAAGAAAGAACACCTTCTTGCCGTCGCCGAGATCGACCGTTTTCTCACGCTTGCGCTTGAGCGCAGCCAGTAGAGCGCGTGAGTCCATGATCAGACCAGGTACAGGATCTGGCCGCGGATGGTGACCGACAACTGGCCCGTGCCGGTGGCGCCCTGCGTCAGCGATTCACCGGGCAGGCTGGGCTGGCCGCGGAACAGGCGCACGCCTTCGGTCGGGTGCGTGATGCGGAACACCAGGTAGCCCAGCGCGCGCGCGACGCTGCGAATCTTCGCCAGCGCGGCGTTGTCGATCTTCAGGCTGCGAATGTCGATCGTGACCGTCTCGGCCGCGTTCTTGATGCTCAGCAGCTTCTCGCGCGTGTCGATCAGCGTGCCCACGTCTTCGGTCTTGGCTGCGCCGCCACCGAGTTGGTACGAGGTGGACTGGCTCAGCGTGGACCACGTGGCGACCGGAACGAAGGTGCCCGACACCCAGGCCGAGAACGTGCTGGTGTCGATGTCTTCGAGGCCGAAGTTATCGACAGACGGCGAGCCGGTGTCGGTGACGCGCGCGGCCTGGCCATCGATCTGGTCCATGCCGACGATGCTGGTGAAGTAGCCAGCCGAGCCGAAGGCCAGCCCGTGCGCGGTGCACGCGGCGACGCCCGGGTTGGTCAGCGTCAGGCCGGTGATGGTCTTGGGGGCAGATTCGGTCAAGCCGATCTCGACGCGAACGCCGCTGCCGATGATGATTTCGTTGCTCATGATTGCCTTTCAGGGGGAGAAGAAACCGGGCAGGCCGGCGGGTTGCGGAAACAAGAAAGCCACCGCGATGGGTGGCTTGGGAAAGAGGTTGCAGCGCCCGCCGCGAGGGCTGGAGGAGGTACAGACCGGCAGGAACCGCGTCGCTGCATGCCGGCGTTGATCGCACGACCGGCTGGCTAGCCCGGGGCACAACTCCCGGGCGGTGGTGGACTCAGAACCAGATGTCGACGACGATGACCGCGGCGCGCACTTTCACGTCGGGGTCGAGGCCGTCGGGATCGTTGTCGCTCGGCGGGCGGCCGGCGGCTTCAAGGGCGGCTACGGCTTGCGTTTCGAGGTCGTCGGATTCCTCTCGCGTCTCGCCCCAGCATTCCACGTGGAACGTCTCCTTGGTAGCGAGCAGCGTGTTGTCGAGCCCGCGGTCGCGGAATACGGCGACGCGGCGGAAGATGATGAACGGGTAGGCGTCTTGCTCGTCGGCGGCATCCTGGCGCACGCGCAGGCCGGCGTCGGTGGGGATCGGGCTGCCGGCAGTCAGGGCCGCGCGGATGATTTCGCCACCGGTCATGGGGATGCCTTCTTATTGTTCAGGCGCTCGAAGTAGCGCTTCAGCGAGTCACTGATCAGCGGCAGCGAGACCGACTGCAGCACCGTGTTGCCGGCCACGGTCAAAAACGGCTTCGGGTTCTTGTTGCGCTTGGTGGCGAAGTGCACCCAGCGCCAGTAGAAGGGGTCGTCCGGGTTCTCCTTGCCGGAGCGCCCGGTGGCACTGTTGAACTCGGAGATCGCACCCTTCTTCAGCGGCGCGATGTTGACGAACACGCCCACGTCGCCGGTCTTGTTCACGTCCTTGCTGCTGCGGATCTTCAGTGCCCGGCGCAGCGTGCCGGCGCGGCGGATCATCTTGCCCTTGCGGTAGATGTCAGCCGACAAGGTGGGCGTCTCGAGTCGCGCCTTTTCCAGCACCGGCTCCGCGCCCTTCCTGAGCGCCCGCTGCGCCGGCCCGCGCCGCAACTCGGGCGCGAGCTTCAGCAGTTCTTCGCGCAGGGCTTCAATGCCCTTCACCTTGAGGTTGAATTCACCGGCCATCTTGCGGCCCTGCCTTGCACATGAGGTCGATCCACTCGCGCGCGCCGTCGACTTCGATCGGCGGGCCCTTGATGTCGTAGAGCGCGCCCTTCCAGACCACGCGCATGGTCTCGTCCAGACCGGTGCGGTAGCGGATGCGGAAGCGCGTGGTGATCTCGCTCTGCGTCTGCGCGGCGGCGAAGAAGTCGCGCCCGCGCAGCGGGTTGGCCTGTGCCCAGAAGGTGCCGACCGGCTCCCACGTGTAGGTCACTTCGCCACGGGTGTTGTCGACCTTGACGCGGCGCTCGATGCGCACACGCTGGTTCAGGTCGCTGGCGCTGGTCATGCGAAGCCCTTGCGCACCTTCAGCGGGCTCAAGAACGCACAGGCGCCCATCGGGATCGTGCTCAGGCTGCGCTCGACCGTTTCGGTTCTGTTTGCGTACAGGTGACCGAGCACCAGCAGGATCGCGACCTGGATCGACTTCGGCAGCGGCGCGTCCTGCGGGCTGTCGCCTGGCGCGGAGTATCCGACCACGTAGCGCACGTGCACCGCGTTGGCCACGAAGCCCGTGTCGGGCCAGGCTTCACCCGAGACCAGCCGAATCACGGCCACCTGCCCGGTGGTGTCGAGCGTGTAGGTGCTCGAATCCACCAGCATGTCGTTGCCATCCGGGTCGACGTAGGCGATCGACTCGATGCCGAGCACCGGGCCGGTTTCCAGCGTGAGCGTGCCGCCTTCGGTGGTGGCGATTCCCGCCGAACTGATGCGCGTGGCGTCGGCCGGGAACTCATCAAAGGCCGACTCGACCAGCGATGGCGCGACGATCAGCCCCAGGTAGGCCTCGCACCACTCGCGCGCGGCCGACAGGAAGAGTTCGATCAGGTCATCATCTTCGTGCGTTGGCGGCGAGCCTTCGGCGTCGACCTTGCACTGCTTGCGCGCCATGGCGAGCGTGATCGGCTCGGTGATGGCGGGGGTGATGATCTTCACGGGCACTCCTTCAGCCAGATGTCGTCGTGGGCCCGCGGCATCCACCCGGGGACGAACGGGCCGCCAAGCGTGAAGTGCGCCAGCTTCGGTTCGAGCGGCATGTCTTGCTCACCGACGAGCCAGTTCCACTCGCGCGGGATCAGCCCGATCTCGTCGTCGTGCAGCCAGTAGAAGGCGTGCAGGTCGCGCCCCGGACGGCTGTTGATGTCGTGCAGCGAGAGGCGGCGGTTCGCCGGGTGGTCGCAGTTGAACAGCATCACGCTCGACCAGTTCTTGCGGGCGTAGGGCCGGTTCGCCTGCCCGTCCATCTTCCACAGTGCGCTCGGCTCATAGACGTGCTTGACGACCTGCACCGCCTTGCTCTTGCAGCCGTAGTCGAACAGCTTCGCCACGTCGTCGAGGAACACCACGTCGCAGTCGACGAACAGCGCGTAGCCGGTCTGCGCGAGGATCGGCGTGAGAAAGCGGCTGACGGCAAACTCGGTGCTGGCCGGGGCGTTGCTGGTCAGGTCGTAGATCGAGCCACGGGTGTCGACCGGGCGCGTCAGCAGGCCGGCGTCGCGCAGCCGGTCAGCACGCAGCGGAGTGACATGCACCGGCACGCTGGCATGGTGGCGCAACGAGGCTTCAGCCACGTCGTAGGCGGTCTGCTCGCGCGGGTCGTGGCCGATGTAGACGCGCAGCGTCATGGGTGCACGAGGATGAAGTCGCCCGCGAGTTCGCGCACCAGCCGGTAGCCGAGCGACTGCAGGAACGGGATCGCATCCTTCTCGCCCAGGCCGTACTTCTGCGCGTGGCCGGGCTTCTGTTCGACGATGACGACGGGCTTGCAGCGGGCCAGCGTCGCTTCGGCGCCTTGCAGGACGAACAGCTCGGTCCCTTCGCAGTCGATCTTGATCAGGTCCACGTCCTGCAACTCCATGCTGTCGAGCGTGTGCATCGGGATGTCGCCGGGACCGTCGACGCGGCTGTCACCCGAACTGGTGGGCTCGGTACGGATCGATACCATGCCTTCGGAGGCGCCGAGTGCGCAGCCGTACAACTCGACGTTGGTGTGATCGTTCAGCACGTTCTTCACGAAGCATTCGCGGTGCGCGGCGACCGGCTCGAAGGCGTGGACCTCCTCGAAGCGGTGCGCGAGGTTGAAGCTCCACAAGCCCACGTGCCCACCCACATCGACGGCGCGGCGGAAGTTCGTGCAGTAGGACATAGCGGCTTCCTGCTTGGCGCCCTGGTACGCGGCCCGTCCGTTCAGGAACATGCGCACCTTGGGGTTGGCCATCCACGCGGGCAGGTGGCTTTCGCCGACCGGGAACCACCATCCATCGACAAACTTCATTCCGTGATCTCCAACAGGTTGCGGTGCACTTCTTCCACCGTGATTGCTTCCATCGACCGTTTGCACCCGTCGCATGGGATGCGTGAACCACAGGGAACACCAGCGTGGCGCAGGTTGCGGTGTGCGGGATAGCCCGTGATGTCCGGGCTGATGAACTCGCTGAAGAGCACCACCGCCGGCACGCCGAGCGCTGCCGCCGCGTGGTGCAGGCCGCCTTCCGGCCCGACGAATGCCCGGCTCACTGCCAGGACCGCGCAGGCCTGGCGGAAGTTCGCGGTCTCGACGAACTGCACGCCGTCGAGCGCGCGCGTTCCCGGCGGCCCGACCTGCACGAACGAACCGCCACGGTTCACCACTTCCTGCCAGCGATCCCAGAACCACGCCTTGTTGCCGCCCGGCACCTTGGTATGCGGCTCGATCAGGATGTGGCCGGCGTGCATCTTCGCGAACAGGCGTTCCGAGGCATTCAGGAACAACTCGCCGGGGCCGATGCTCCAGCGCTTCCACGTCCAATGCACGGGCCCCTTGTTTTGAATGTAGGGCCGGGTTCCGCTCGCGTTCACGAGCAGTTGCACCCCTCTGGATGGCACCCTGGCGATCTTTGGGTTGCCCTCAAACACTTCATGCCACTGCGGCCGGCCACTGCGGCTGACCACGAGCACCGGGCGGCCGTTGGCGGCGTGCAGTTGCTTGACCTGCGCGGTCGCGATCAGCCAATCCCCAGCGCCCACGGCTCAGGCCATCGGGTCGATGCGAACGTGGTCGGTGCCGATGGGTTCGACCGTCTCGGCGCGGCGGGTGCGGCGCGGGCGGGCTTGCGTGATCACCATCTCATCGGCCTGCAATTCAGGCTCTGGATTTGCAGGTTCCGATTCAGGCGCCGCGGCTTCCGGCTCGACTGCCACCGGCGCGCGGCGGAAGTAGCCGATCCACTCACCGAACGGGCCGTTGCCTTCGCTCTCGAGCACGAAGCCGGCTTCCTTCATCACGGCGCCGATGTCGTGCTCGACGTTGTACGAGCGCGCATCGACGATCACTTGGCCGTAGGGCGGCAGGCGGATCACGCACAGGTCATTGCACTGCGCGGCCAGGGCGGCGCACACGGCACTTGGGCCTTTCAGCTTGTGCAGGATGGCGAGCATCAGCACGATGTCGGCGCGGCCGTGCTGGCTCACGTCGTAGTGGTTCAGGTTCGCGAGTTCAAGCGTGACGGGCAAGTCGCCGATCAGTTCGCGCCCGATCGCGACATGGTTCGCGACGATCTCGAGCCCGACGCAGCGGATGGCTCCAGCCTTGGCGAGCTCCATCGAGATCAAACCTTCGGCAGCACCGGCGTCGAGCACGGTCTTGCCGCGGACTTCTGCGAACAGCGGTTCCAGGCCGATCAGTTGCTGGTCGAGCGTGCGGTCGCCATCGCGGCCGGCAGTGACGAACCAGCCTTTGCGACTCATCTGTTCAACTTTGCCCATGCGGTTCCATCCTTCATTTCGGAAACGGTGAATTCGTTGTCGGCCAGCACGCCGGCCCAGTTCTCTCGGTCAGGCGTGGGCAGTGCCTCGATGTCGGTGCCGCCCATGAAGCGCGCGGCGCAGTCGTTGGCCTCGACGACCACCGGGATGCCTTCAAGCACCGCCGTGACAGCAGCGGCCGATGACCATGTGACCAGCGCGTGGGCACCGGCCAGGTCTTGCGCCAGCGTGCTCGCGGCCGATGCCTTGTCGCGCAGCCATGGGCGCACGCGGATCTCGCGCGTGGTCTGGCGCCGCAGCCGTTCAATCGTTCGCGTGCCCCACTCGCCGTCGTGCCCGGCGATCGTGCGCATGAAGGATGCCGACTGCGGGCAGACCACGATGTGCGCGCCTTCCGTGCGCCAGGGCTTGATCGCGATGCCGAGCGCGCGGAAGCGTTCACCATCCGAGGTGCCGATGCCGGTGTGCTGCAGTGCGTTCTTCGTGACCCGGAAGCGCTGTTGCCTTGCGGAGTCGAAGTAGCTGTTGTCGATGGCGTACCAGTCCTGCCCGTTCGCGCGCGCCTGGCGCCACACGTCCATGTTTGAGTCGTCGATGCCGTAGAACACCGCCGCACCTTCGCGCAGCGTGGTGCCGATCTGCCCGCCACAACCGCGGGCGAACGCCAGGCACAGGTCGAATGACTTGCGCTTGTTGGCCACCGGGTAGGCGGTGACGCTCATGCCCGCACCATCGCCATCAGCCGCGCGAAGGGTTCGCCGCGCTCGATCTCGTCGACCTGCCACTGGCCGAATGCCATGTTGTGCATCGCGACCCGGCGGCGCACGTCGTCGCGCAGCGGTGCCGCCACATGGTCGAGCCCGTGCAACGCGGCGTGTTCGCAGATCCAGTGCGGCGCGCAGTAGACCACCGGCACGCCCATCGTCAGCGCTTTCACGCCGGACGCAGAACTCCAGATCACGCAGACGGCCGCGCCCTTCAGGTCGACTTCCAGCGTGGTCTCGGGTGCGTAGCGGCCCGGGTGCTGCCGGATCACGACCTTCGTATGCCCCATCGCCTTCAGCGTTCGGGCAGTCTTCAACTCCCATTGCGGCGGGCTGGCCATGCGGCGCGAGCCGATTCCGCGTTGACCCGCGATCAGGATGTGGCCGGGGCCTTCCCGCCAGGGTTGCAACTCAACGTCGAGCGACTGAAACCGGTCATGCGTGCCGACCGGAAACCGGCCCGATCCGTTGTGGCCGTGCACGCTGATGGCGTACATGGAATTCTTGGCGTGTTCCAGGTAGGCGTTCTCGGCCACCAGCACCGTGCCACCGCGCTTTTCCCACGCTGCCGCCCGGCCCTCGTCATGGCCCTGCCGGTTCCAGAGCAGCAGC